GTGCGCCTACGTTTCCTGTACCGGCTTCAGTCAAAAACAAGCTAGCATCGTTGCCGCCTGTAGCTTCAACAAGAAGTGTAGAATCAGAAGCGCCTTGAACAGTCAAACCATCAGCAGTTACTGAGCCAGTTACGTCGATTCCTGTGGAGGTTGTGGCAAACTTAACTGAATTGTCGTAATACAAAGAAACGGTTCCATTTTCGTTTCCCTGCATAATGTTTTCTGTGTCAGCAGAGTTTCTTACACGAAAGCTTCCTGCTAATAACTTTAGATTGCCAGTTCCTTGGTCGCTTATATAACTAGCAGACCCATCATGGTAAATCTGTAGGTCAGAGCCAGCACCGAAGATAGCCTTACGGTCATCAGCAAAGGTTACGTCTACGCCGGGGTTAGTACCTACTTCAATAACATTACCGCCAGAGTCCTCTGTATAGAGACGCTTGTTAGTCAGGTCTAATGCGGGTTCACCTTGAGCAAGATCACCGGACGTTGGAGCGCCAGAGCCGTTCTTAAGTTTAATCGTGGTCATTAATAAGTTCCCCCGTCAATTGTTGACAGTGTAGTAGTAATAGAAGTTGTCCCTGAGCCAGTAACTGCTCCAGACAGCGTAATCGCTTGGTTAGCCGTTAGATAGCCTGAGTTGTTAGTTAAGACAGATATGTTGTCCCCACTTTGCAAAGCAGAGTCAGCAGTCGTGCCTTGTGCCGCAGTAGCATAGTCAGAAGTATCAAAGGCCTTGACCTGTGCAAGGTTGGTAACCTCTGAGTCCATCAAGGCACCAGCGGCTGTGACATTGGTTGTGTCGGTTACGTCTGCATTGGTTTCTACTGTATCTAGTTTAGTGCCGTCTGTGGCTATGTCTCTGCCGTCTACTGTTCCTGAAACAGCAATACTGCCACTAACAGTTACGCCTGTTGAGCCTGTAGACAAACGATTTGCTGTATTGTTATATAAAGTTACTGCACCACCAGATATAGCAGAAATCATGCTGTTTCCAGAAGTATCCTGAAAACTTGAGTTGCTTCCTCTAAGAACTAGGTTTCCTGCGCCAGACTCTTTGATAATGCTGTTTGAACCGTCATGGTAAATTTCAAGATCAGAGCCGTCTCCAAACAATGCTTTTTCATTGTCTCCAAACTGGATGTTATTTCCATTAGTATCTAGGTTGCCACCTAGTTGCGGAGTAGTGTCACCAACAAGGTCAGGATTAATCGTGTTCCAGCCAGAGCCGTCGTAGATACGAGTAGTGTTATCAGAGGTATTAAAGTACCAGTCACCTACTGTTACTGCGTCACCGTTACCGTCTACTGTTGGGTTGCTTGAGGCCGTGCCTAAGTACAGACCGTCAATGGCCTCCTTAGCAGCCTCAGCAGCCGTTTGTGCAGTCTGTGCTGCAGTAGCACTGGTAGCTGCGTTCGTTGCTGAGGTGGACGCTGAAGAGGCGCTAGAGGCAGCATTGCTTTCTGAGGTAGAAGCATTGGTTGCTGACGTGGACGCTTCACCAGCCTTAGTAGTAGCTGTGGTAGCTGAAGCAGCAGCATTGGTCTCTGCAGTTTCTGCATTGGTCTCCGCTGTTTCTGCTGCTGTCTTAGCAACCTCTGCTGCAGACTGTGCAGTGTCAGCGGCTGTCTTAGCTGTTTCTGCAGATACCTTAGCCGCTACTGCTGCATTCTCTGCAGTCTCAGCATTAGTTTCTGCAGTTTCAGCATTAGTCTCTGCGGTTTCTGCATTAGTTTCTGCTGTCTCTGCAGCAGCCTGTGCAGCCTCTGCAGCAGCTTGTGCGTTAGCCGCAGACGTAGCGGACGCCGCAGCTTCATTTGCTTTTGTAGAGGCTCTGGTTGCTTCTAGGGCTACTTCAGACGCATAGGTGTCTGTACTAGCATCCCCGGAACCACCTGTGCCACGAAATAAAGCCATCAAAAGCTCCTACAAAAGAAAAAGGAAAGGGGCCATTGCTGACCCCCTAAGATCGTTACTCTGGGACTGCGAGAACGAAACCAGCTTCAGGGCGATATACCTGAACACCGTACAGGCAATCAGCCGTGTACAGAGTCGAGAGGTACTCTTGCTTGTACTGGGTTTGTGAACGTACGGCCTGTTGCTCTGCCATGACAATAGCGTCACGGTGGAACAAAAGAGCAGCACGGGTATCAGCAGATCCTGCAGTGTTGTCGCCAGCCGCTTCGATAGTTCGGCAGTTAGCAGAGACGTAAACGTCTACACCGTAGAGGTTACCAATAAGACCGCTGTTGACTACCTGACCGTTTACAAAATCAGAAGACACATAACGATCAATGCCCATGATAGTGTTACGAACCGAAGGAGGAATAATCAACGAACGTCCGTCCATAGGTACGTTGTTGTCATCCAGCTTTTGGATCATGTCACGGAAGAACGCATCAGTAAAACCGTCATTAAAAAGCCCATCGGTTTTTGTGCTAACAATTGTGTCATCAGTGTACTGAGTAGTTGTACCGCCGTCGTTAAAGAAACAACCAGAGTGCTGGTAGTCGGTTTCTGCTGGGCTGAATACTACAGCACCACCGTCACCAAAGCCAGTACCGGCTGCGTGGAGGTCGTTGTCAATCTGTACAGCAAGAGCATAACCAGCATCTTCTGTATAGAACTGACGGAGGCTAGAAAGAGCCTGAACTTCCACGATGTCCTCAATCAAGCGTGAGTACTCAAAGTGACGGTCGATATCAACAGTCAATTCGCCTTCAGTGTTTGCAATGATAGTAACCGCTGTATCAGCAGCCTTAACATTTGCATCACCACGGACGGGCTTAGGGATGTGGAGCTTGTCACCCTTCTTACCTGTCATAGCCAGCTTTTTAACAAGCGGAGCCATCTTCAGGTTCTTTTGGTAAGCCGCAATAATTTCATCACTCCAGATTTCTGGGATGAAAGTAGCTGCTTCAGTCTTCGCAGTATTACCCCCTGCGCCGGGATATGTAGCAGTAGCCATGTCAATCTCCTAGATTATTTGACTCGACCCTCCGCATAAGCTGTCATAATCTCTTCAGACATTGCTTGATAACGGTCGGGGTCGTTCTTCATTAGTTTAATAATGTCGGCCCTACGATATACCTTCCTACGTGATCTTTCAGCACTACCTCGTGCATTACCTGTACTAGCTGCTTTAAGCGTCTGCTTACGTGCTTGTTTTTCAACATTAGCGGTTTGCTGGGCTACTGTCTTCCGTTCTTTCCAGAGTGAGAAGAGTTCGTCAGCGGCGTCAGCGTCATACTGCTGGTCAGCTTGTACAAACAATTGAGTCCTAATCTTAGACGCTTTAATCCACTCTGCAAACTTAGGGTCTCCTAGTATTGTTTGCATGTCTGAATGTTTAGCTTGAAGCGTAGACAGTGACGTTTGCTTTTTGTACTGCTCAGTATACTGTTGTGCTTCTCTAATCTTAGGATGATTCTCAATAGCACGATTTACTGCACCTTGAGGATCTGTAAAGTAGTCTATATCGTCTTCAGGCTCAACGTGTTGCTGTTGAGGTGCTTGAGTAGTTGTTTGGGTACTAATGTAATCATCAACTACTTTACGAAGCTCTCCTACTTCAGAAGACTGACGACCTAAAAGCTTTTCAGCTTCTTGGTGCATCTGTACAACTTCTTCCATTGACTTACCTTGGTACTTCTCTGGAACTGTAGATTCTTCTTGAGGTTGTTCAACTTCTTCTAGTTGAGTCTCTTCTGCTTCGTTTTCAATGGTGTCCACGTTGTCCTCTTCAGGCTGTGAATCAAGCATTGTTGCTCGTGACATAATTAAACTCCGTGATTATAATCATTGTGGAGGTTTTCATTTCCTACCTGCTTTTTCGTGTTCTCGTACCCACTTCATGTGCTGACCGGGGAAGTCCCCAGTAGAGCCATCAAGGTGAAAAGACGGGGCAGATACCATTTTTGTAGCGTTAGCACCACAACCGCACCTACTGGTTGTAGTACCACTCTTTACAAAATCTTCAAAGACGTGTCCGTTAGTACAACGGAAGTCATATATTTTATACATCTACAGGGCCTTCTTCTTCAGCCTCTGCTTGGTCTCTAGCGGCTTCTATAGTACCCTGTAGATTAATTATTGTTGCAAAAGCAGCTACTTGGCCTTTACGATAGAAGAGATCTTCTACGTCTTTTACGCTTTGTATATCTGCTAACTGCTGTGCATTAGTAGAAAGTTCTTGGATGAGTTGTTTGAAACCTTCACTATTGAAGAGTTCGTTGTAGTTGTTAAAATAAGTTTCAAGCTCAGTTGTCATTAGTTTCTCTAAAGTTGTTAACTATAGTTTTATTATATCATACTTTTTAAAGAATGTCAAGCGTTTCTTGTAGTTTTCCTGCGTTTACCAGAAGCTGTGACTGCGTGAGCTATGCGTTTAGGTCCTGTCTTACGTGTAGCAGAAGACTTCTTTTCAGCTTTAGTCATCTTAGCTGCAACAGCTTTTGGTCTACAAGAGGGGTACGGACGCTCAGACTCACCTTTTTTTGCAGACTTGCGTCCACAGGGTTTACCTGTCTTAACGTCTACCCATTCTTCCTTAAACCATTTCTTAAGGGCAGCACCCTTTTTACTTTTTCTTACGGCCACTTTTGTTACCCCAGTTCTTAGCGCCGACTTTGCGGCATTTAGCTACAGCACCGGAAGCGTATGCAGAAGGCCATACTTTGTACCTAGACTTGACCTTCTTTGCACAAGCGTCGTTAGCTTTTTTAGTTTTAGCTTTAGGCATAACTACTTCTTCTTGTTTTTCTTATTAGTAAGCAACCGCTTATTACGCTCAGGTAAAGCGGGTTTTTTCTTTTTAGGGGGCGTTGCTTTCATTCTATAATTAGGCATAGCTTTCTCCTTTGCTTTTTGTGAAAGTTCATCAAAGTGAAACAACTTCACAGATGTTTTTCCGTGTGTTTTACCTGAATGAACTTCTCCATTAGGCATCTTATGCGTACCGCCAACATGTTCAGTGCCGTCGCGTTTATAGTGTTTTACGCCTTTAGCCATTATTTAATCCTTACCATTTCTTACACGACCAGTATCGTGCCGTTAGTTTACTAGGTGGGCTTGTGTCACACTTGTGACGTGCTCTGAACGACTTACGACGTGCGGGTTGGTCCTTCTTAATGCTCATGTTTTGATCGCCAAAACGTATGGTTTTAACTGTGTCACCTTCTTTGGCAACTACTACAAACTTCTTAGTTTTATGGCTAGGCGTTCGCTTTGGCTTGTTGTACCCGCTTACTCCCGCCCGTGCTAGTCTTGGGTCTGCTTTCTTTGGCATTAGATAATTTCTCCACCTTGGTTTCCAGTTGGGCCAGTTGGTCCTCTAGGTCCTTGAGGCGCTGGAACGTCCCTTGGAATTCGTGGTTGACTCTCTGGAGTAGGAGTTTTAGTTCGTGGTCGGTCAACAT